GACCAAGAAATCAACGCTGTCGCCTGCTTGACAGAACTTATGGTAAATTGTGAGTTTGTATGAGCCCATTTGATTTCGTTAATCAAATTTTACAAGGTAAAAAACAACTCATTGTTGACGACCTGACCGAGAAAGAATACAATGCTTTTATAGTTAATCGCAGCCTATCTTATCACAAAGACTGTGTTTTATATGCAAATGAGATGAATAGAAGGCATTTTCTTGACAAAAAGATGCAAAATGATTTTTTACTCAACACGATTCGGTCTCAAAAACGACCTTTTGCTAAATGGATAAAAACAGAAAAAAATAATGATATTGAATGTGTGAAAACATATTTTGGTTTTTCGGAGATTAAAACGAGAGAGGCTTTGAGGTTATTGACAAAAGAAAATATAGAACAAATTAAAAGTTGTGTTGATATTGGAGGTCTCAAAAATACTAAATAGTATTAGTAAATACTCACAGGAGATTGCTATGAGAAATGTTAATACTAAAAAAAGAGAAAAAGAAGATTATAGAAAATTATCTTCCTATTACATTAAAAATATGTGGTGGAGAGCTAAAAAGCGAGCAGAAAAAAGTGGTATAGAATTTAATATTTTAAAAGAAGATATTGTTATACCCGAGTTTTGTCCAGTTTTTGGTTTTGCTTTCCAAGTAGGTAATGGTAAAGGACCTACTGATAAATCACCATCACTGGATAGAATAGATAACTCTAAAGGTTACATAAAAGGTAACATACAAGTAATTTCTTTCAAAGCTAATAGAATGAAAAGTGATTGTGATATAAATGATGTGGAAAATTTATTATGTTTTATGAGGACAATAAAAAACTAAATACAATCAGGTCTCAAAAACGACCGTTTGCAAAGTGGGTTAAGTCTGAGAAAAGTGACGATTTGGAATGTATCAAACAGGTCTATCAATTCTCAGATAGTAAGGCAAAAGAAGCTCTTCGTCTGCTCAGCAAAGAACAAATCCAACAATTAAAAGAACAAACCCACACGGGTGGATTAGTAAGGAAGTAGAATGGTTGACTTGACACAATTTGTTGAGGTCAGTCTCAACGAGCAAGACGATTTTCTGAAGGTAAGAGAAACACTTACCAGGATTGGAGTTTCTTCTCGGAAAGAAAGAGTCCTCTATCAGTCGTGCCACATTTTGCACAAACAAGGCCGGTATTACATCGTTCACTTCAAGGAGTTATTTGCGCTTGATGGTAAGCCCTCAAATATTTCCGAGAATGATATTCAAAGAAGAAACGCAATTGCCAAACTGTTAGAAGAATGGGGTTTGGTAAAGGTTTTAAATCCAAAAATTTTACAAGATAACATAGCACCACTACATCAGATTAAAATTATTTCTTTCAAAGAAAAAGATGATTGGCAATTAATTGCCAAGTATAACATAGGCAAGAAAACACAAGACTATTGACAGGCATTTTTGGTTGTGATATAAATATGGATGCGGCGCCTAATGGGCCGCAATTTTGATTAACTCGCTTAATAGGAGATAAAAAATGGTTAGTCGTATTTCTTTTGGGCCTTTGGCTCATGCAACTTTGGGTTTTGAGCGTTTCTTTGATGATGTTGAAAAACTTTTGGATATGGATTCTGCGAAAGTAACTCAATCTTTTCCGCCACATAATATCATCAAGTTAGATGACACACGCTATGTCGTTGAGCTTGCTGTTGCTGGTTTTGGCAAAGATGAGATTGAAATTACAGCAGAAGATGGCACGCTCACAATCAAAGGTGAGAAAAAAGAAAAAGACATTGAAGTAACATATCTGCATCGTGGTATTGGCACTCGGTCATTTACAAAGCAACTCACAATTGTTGACACCGTTGAAGTAAGAGGTGCAGAGTTTAAGGATGGTATTTTGCGTGTTGGTTTGGAAAACATTATTCCAGAGCATAAGAAACCACGCAAGATTGAAATTGGTAATGAACTTAAAGAGTTTAAGCCGCAACTTCTACAAGAGAAGAAAGTAGCATAACTCGGCGGGGCTCTGCCCCGCTTTATTTGGAGATATTATGATAAAGCGTGATAAAAACTTTCGGTTGAGCAAGACCGTCAAGCGCATGATGGCTGGCAAACTTTGCAAAAGCCCAAATCAATATAAAAAATCAATGATTGAAGCTCAAATCATTGGTTCTATTCCTATCAAATCAGAAAAGAAGAAGCCCGGTGCTCCTAAGGAGGAATGATGAAGAACATCAAAATGTTCATACACTTTCATCGGGATTTTCCATTTAATTTTGAATCGTCTTGGGTGAAAGCCTGCTATGCTGGCGGCACAGGACCTTTTGAATGGTATCCGCCATCAGACAAAGGCCCTTTCATCAACATAACAAGAGATGGCATTTTAAAGTACCGTCATTACTATGCTGGTGTTGAAGAGCAAGATTTTCTCAAGGCAATCGGCCAGCAAGCTACCGATTGTTCTGTCACCAAAATAGAACCATATGCAGATTATTATGGGCTTGGCTCATACCGCAGATACTTGCTTTTAACTGATGCTCACCGAGTGGCCGCTGACAAGGTTACAATGCCCGCCACAGAAGAGTCGGTAAAATTTCTTACATCAGATGCTCAATTGGAAGCAGCTTCTAAATTTCTGGATTCAACTGATGTAATTATTAATCGCTCAAGAGTAATTGATGTTTCTATTGAAGAACAGTATTTACAATCACAACATCGTGAATATTGGGACCTGTTTAAAGAAGCCATTGTCAAAGTAAATCCTGACTATGCTCGGCATATGTGGTGGTTTACAGGCTACAATGTCATTTCGTATGAGGGTGTTTACATTATGAAAAAGAGCCTCATCAAGCAGCTGATAAGCGAATACTTTTCTGTTATGGAATACATTTGGGCTAATTGCAGCCGAGTATATCCAACTGAACAAAAAACCTCAGAGATTTACCCTTGGCGGTATCCTGGTTTCTTAAACGAAAGATTTGTTCCATTTTTCATCTATGCTAATTCGTTGAGAAAAGTGGAAGTGCCTCTTGTATTTCTAAATTGAAATCTAAGTTTGTAAATGCACACATGGCTGCAGCTGAGGTCTATGCTCAGCTAAGCTCAGCCACCCGTCTAAAAGTTGGATGCGTAATCGTAAAAGAGAATACGATAATTGGAATTGGCTACAACGGGATGCCAAGCGGCTGGGACAATGAATGTGAGGATGTAGAGTTCGTTCCAGATAGCCCAGAGCTTGACTATGAGACAATGAAAAGTGATGGTTACACCTTTGGATCCTATAAGGAGTTCGCCGGTTGGGTGCGTAAAAAGACTAAATATGAGGTTTTACACGCGGAAACCAATGCAATTGCAAAGGTGGCCAAGTCTACAAACTCAACCGATGGTGCAGATTTGTTTGTAACCCATGCTCCATGTATAGATTGTGCCAAGTTGATATATCAGTCTGGCATAAAGTCTGTGTTTTACAAAGATACATATAGGAATGATGATGGTTTGATGTTTTTACAAAAATGTAATGTTGAGGTGAATTATGTCAAAAACTTATGAAGCTACAGTAGTAGCAATTGATTGTTTTGGTGATGCGATTGTTCAGTTACCTGATGAACTTGTAGAAAGCCTTGATTGGCGTGTTGGCGATGTGTTAGATTATGAATTAAAAAATAAACAAGTAATAATTACTAATTTAACAAAAGAGGAACGAAATGCAACTAACCGCTAATTTTTCTCTGGCTGAAATGATTAAGAGTGAGACAGCCTTGAGATACGATATGGACAATACACCAGGCTCACAAGAAGTTGAAAATCTTAGAGTTCTGTGTGAGCAGGTATTACAACCAATCCGTGATGCATATCAGCGTGGCATCAAAGTGAATTCCGGCTACAGAGCACCAGATGTTAATGCAAAAGTTGGTGGATCTCGCACATCTGACCATTGCAAAGGCCAGGCCGCAGACATTGAAATTCCAGGTGTTGCTAATTACGATTTAGCAAAATATATTTCTGATTATTTTAATTTTACACAGGTTATTTTGGAGTTTTATACACCAGGTGTGCCTGATTCGGGTTGGGTTCATGTATCGTATGATCCTGCTAATTTGAAACGGCAGGTATTAACTGCGATGCGTGAAAACGGCAAGACAGTCTATAAACCAGGGCTGATTGCATAATAATGTCATTTTTAGTTCATAACTTACCACCAATTCAATGTTATGTGAAGAAAGAATTTCTCTATGACTTTGAAAAAGGTCATGGAGAATTTGAACCTTGTATTTGGATGACTTTGAAATGTATCAAAGGTCAGGCGTTTCGTATTGAAGCTTTGTTGCCAAATTATGGCGCACTCTACGATAAACTCCCATTACACGCATTTGTGTCAAGGCAAACATATCTACAAGATGCGTTTTTGCCTTTGGATTACTTGCAAATATGGGACTGTTTGAGTTATAATTTTACTGTTATTGAGAAAGATAATCTTCGCCTATTGAAGTGTAAATTTCTTGACA